GGTGCCTTTGCTACAACTAACCATCCGATTTGGAAGTCCCAATCACTATACTTGTCAAGTCTTTCTCGAATTATTTCTTAATGTTACGCAAAAGAGCGGGATACCGGTTTCCCGATATCCCGCTCTCATTTATCTGTAACTGTACCGTCCAGACGGTTAAGTTTGCTCCCATACGTGTGGTGCTTTCGGTACTGCGAAAGCGTCGGAGCGACTGTTTATCGCGTCCTGGTAGCCGGCATCATATCCCTGCCGGTAGCCTTCTTTATGTCCTGCATCCGCACCGTCCGCATACCCCGTCGGATAGCTCCCGATGCTCTCGGGACAGACGTGTTTCTTAGCGAACGTGTACGCCCCGTGCGCCGCGTCGGCTTTGATCTTGGCGTCGATCACCAGCCGCGCGACTTCCAGGCGGTCCTCCGGTCCCAGGAGCTCGAATTCCTGGACAAATTCTTCGGGTGTGAGTGGCTGTGATGTCATTACCCCTCCCACTTTTGCGCAAACTCAACATCGATGTCGTTTTCGTCTGGCGTGTCTCCCTCTTCGAGTGCCTGGAGGAAGAACGCCACTTTGTCGCGCTCTGCGATTGCTTCGGCAGCGTCGGCGGTGGCTGCATCAATGATGGCTGTGAAGGAGAAGCTAACGCTTCCGTGCACTTCGAATTGCTTTCCCATCATCCCTCCCCTTCGGGGAGCATGGCGTAGGTGTCGGCCCAGGCGGTGAGTCGTTCGGGTGTTGGGTCGAGTTTGAAGAGGGTGGCTTGGAGTTCGGCTATTTCGCGGTTCATTTGGATGACGGTGATGTCATAGTTGCGGCGCTGTTGCGCTTGTGCGCTCATTTCGCGGCCGCCGGGTAGTAGACCTTGATGTTTCCGGTCCATTCGATGCGTTGGGCGGCTTTCTCGGCTTCGCGCTTCATCGCGGCGGCCTGGAGTGACTGATTTTCCCGCGTGTTGCGGCATGAGCGGCTCATTTTGCTGTTCCTGTGGCCCAGGCGTACCAGTTGTTGGTGTGGTCGGCGCAGCGTTTGCCGTAGCAGCGGTGGAGGTTGTTTCGTCCGAGTCGTGCGAGGCGTTCTTTGAGTTGTGTCAAAGGTGTTGCGGTTGCTTTATGCATTGTGTCCCCCATTTTGTGTGATGTACCTCATTGATTGGATTCCGGTAGCAACGACGGCTACCAAAAGAATTAGGATCATGTGGCGTGTCCTTTGGTGTTGTGCGTACATGTACACGTTACCACATGACTCCCTACGCAAAGAAAAAAGTTTCTTTACGAAATGGACTTGTTTTTATCCTCCGTCCCGGTGTAAGTTGTTCCTGTAGCCCAAAGGGGCGCACGGTACAGGATTGACCATATGATAACCCTGTGACTGATTTAACACTCAACCAAACCGCAAAGGACGCCACAACAATGTCTGAAACCGTCTCCACCGAACTGTCCACCATCGAGAACGCCGCCCCGGTTGCCGGCCTCGGCTCCGAACTGGCTAACCTCTCCCACGGCCGCGTCAACGGCTACAGCTCCATCGTCGCCACCGACTTCGCCAGCCGCCTCACCGCCATCACCGCCATGCAGGCAGCTGTCCCGGTCGCGGATAACCTCGGCAAGACCATCAACCTCAAGGATGTCATCATCCAGGAGGTCCACCTGGTGTCAGAGCAGACCGGCGAACTGAACGCTGTTCCCCGGATCACGTTCATCGACGCCGACGGCACCGCCTACTCGGCCACCTCGGACGTGCTCTACAAGGATCTGAAGAACTTCTTCGCGATCCTCGGCACCCCGAACAACTGGCCGGCACCGGTCCCCGTCCAGGTGGTCAAGGAAAAGGCCAAGGTAGGCTCCTACTTCACCCTCAAGCCGGCAGCAGTCAAGTAACCGACTCCACGGCAGGTCTCATCCAGTAGCACTGACGGGGGTGATTACCGGGTATCCGCGCGGCTGGGGCGCGGGTACCCGGTTCTTTAATGGCAAATCGGGAACTGAATGACAAGCGGCAACAGGCGGTCCAACTCACCGGGCGGGCCAGCAAGAAAATGTCACGCCTCAAGTCCAAGAACGGTGTGATTGTTGCCGGCTCCGAGTTCGACACCCGCCGCACACCCAAGCAGATCGGCCGCATGACCTCCCGGCAGCTGGATGCGTACATGGGCCGGCTGTCACAGTTCAATAATCGGGGCACACAATTCGTCCCCGATGCCAAGCACCGGCCCATCCCCGCAGGGGAGTTCAAGGCCTATAAGCAGGCGGAAACAGCGCACCGCACCCACGCCCAGCAACAGCTGGACCCGGTCCGCGACATCAGGCTCCCGGGCCGGCAGGAAACCGTTGGGGAGCGCCGGGCGCAGACCATCCAGCGGCGCAAGCGGATGGCCGGGAACCCGGCAGTGAATGACCCGTACGACCCCCGGGAACGTGACTCCACGGACATCGCATCCCGCAAGGCGTTGAAGAAACTCACCCAGGATGAGAAACGCAAAGCCCAGCCGGGGTGGGACAACAAGGAACTCAAGCGCCAGATCGGTGAGTATGGGCGGATTGTGGAAGCTGCAGGCGACGCCGCCGGGGCATTGTCCATCAAGGAGCTCACGCCGGGGCAGTTCAAGGCTCTGTGGAATGCCACCAGTTTCGCCACCGAAGTCAGTACCAGGTACGAAATCCACCAGCTCATGACTGCCGGCAAGGAAAAACCCCAGCACGCCAAACTCCTGGACGACGCCTTCGCCAATGCCAAGAGACTCGTGGACTGGGCCAAAACACTCAAACTTTAGGAGGGCCGCGCCACATGCGGTTTATTCCAGCATTTTTAGCACGATTCGTGGGGGCCATTATGGGGGGACGGAAACAGGCCCAGTACGTTGCCGACTTCGAGACGACAACGGACCCGGACGACTGCCGGGTGTGGGCGTACGGCCTGGCGAACATCAACACCGCCGATTCCCTGTGGGATGTCGAAATCGGCCCCAGTATTCACCGGTTTTTCGACAGGATGGCCGAAGAGGATTCCGTCTGCTACTTCCATAACCTGAAATTCGACGGGGAATTCATTTTCTGGCAACTCTTCAAAGAGGGGTACGTCCATGTCAAGGACCGCCCGCACCGGGCAGGGCAATTTAGCACCCTCATCAGCAGCATGGGCAGTTTCTACAGCATCACCGTGCGCTGGAAGAACGGGAAGAAGACCGAGTTCCGGGATTCGCTGAAAAAGCTCCCCTACTCCGTGGCCGTGGTGGCGAAGGCGTTCAACCAGCCGGAGCAAAAAGGCGACCTCGACTACACCGCGTACCGGGCTCCGGGGCACATCCCCACCGCCGCGGAACGCGCCTATATCGCTGCCGACGTACTCATCGTCGCCAGAGCCCTCAAGACGCAGTTTGACCAGGGCATGACCAAACTCACCGTCGGCAGTGACTCGCTGGCGGAGTTCAAGAAACTGACCGGCACCCGCCTTTATGACAAGCTGTTCCCGGTGCTCCCGGATGAGATGGACGCCGAAATCCGGGCAGCCTACCGCGGCGGCTTCACGTACGCGGACACCCGGTTCCGGGGCAGGGTCACGCGCGGCGGCATCACCTACGACGTGAACAGTCTGTATCCGTCGGTGATGTATGACAGGGTGTTGCCGTACGGGGAACCGATTTACGCGCCGGGGCTCCCCTCCCCCACCCGGGAGTACCCGCTGTTCATCGTGTCGCTGACGTTCACCGCGAAACTCAAACCCGGCCACATCCCCTGCATCCAGGTCAAAGGCAGCTCCCATTTTCTCGCCACCGAGTACCAGACCGAGATCACCGAGCCGGTGACTATCTCGTGCACGTCGGTGGATTTGCAGTTGTGGGAGGACCATTACGACCTGGACATCCTGTCTTACAACGGCGGGTGGCTGTTCCGCGGCGCGTCCGGTTTCTTCACCGACTTCATCGACAAGTGGATGGACGTGAAAGCCAACAACGACGGCGGGCTCCGGGCCCTCGCCAAGCTCCAGCTCAACAGCCTGTACGGGAAATTCGGGACCAACCCGAACGTCACACCCAAGGAACCGGTCTACGACCCCGACACCAACACCGTGCGCCTCGTGCTGGGGGATGAGGAAACCAAAGACCCCATCTACACGGCCATGGCCTGCTTCGTCACCGCCTACGCCCGCGACGTGACGATCCGGGCCGCGCAGGACAACTACCCCCACTTCGCCTACGCCGACACCGACTCCCTGCACCTGCTCATCGATGATGACCCGATCGGCCTGGACGTAGACCCCCACAAGCTGGGGGCGTGGAAGCGGGAATACCGGTTCGAGGCCGGACTGTTTGTCCGGGCAAAGGCCTACATCGAACGACTCCCCTCCCCCACCCACGACCCGGAGGACTGCCCGCTCGACAGGCACGGCGAACACTGCCGGCACGTCACCCACGTCGCAGGACTCCCCGACAGGATCGGCGCGTACCTCACCATTGCCGACTTCAAAGAAGGCAACAGGTTCACCGGCAAACTCCAGCCAAAGAGGGTGCCCGGTGGCATCGTGCTCGAAGATGTTGGCTTCACCATGAAAATGTCCTAGGCCCGGAGTCCGGGCAGACCATTTGCACCCCGTTCACAGATGAAAGTTGTCAGGCGGAGGGCAAGACGCTACGCTGTACTTAACGAAAAACTTACCAACGAAAAATTAAGGATTGAGTCACATGGAAAAGCCAAAGAGAGGACGCGGCAAGCAGGTATCCGCTACCGTCGCACCCGAACTGTTCACCGCCCTGGAAGACCACGCATGGGAAAACCGCCGCCAACGCACCGACGTTGTACGGCAGGCCGTGGAAGAATACGCACGGCGCACCGGCATCTGGGGGTCGGAGGCCGACACCCCATGTGAAACCCCCTCCCCCGATGAAAGCAGTAACGTTGAGGGAGACCATCAGGACAACGAAGTCCACCACGAAGCGTGATTCAGGAATTGTGCGTTGATGTCTGACGCCGGGCAGCTCCCCTTGAATGGGGCCGGAGTATGGGTAGGGCGTAGCTGCCTACATCAACGGATATCCTGAATCCGAATCAGGAATGGCCCGCACATTTGTGTGGGCCATTCCGCCTTAAGCCACAAACAATAAGGAGAATGACATGCCAACTTTTGAAGAACTGATGGAGCAATTCCGCAACCCCGGCGAACAGGGTGTACCCCCGGATTTTGCCGACCAACTGCAGTCCACGTTCCAGGACGAAATAGGCGTCCGGGAAGCCGCGATCCAGGAACGCAACGACCGGATTGCGGAATTTGACAAAGAACGCGAAGCACACAACGCGGAAATCCGCAAACTCAAGGCGGTAAATTATGATCTAATGGTTTCAGCACCAAAACCCGGAGAAACGAAACCGGGAGAACAAAATGACAACGGTGAGTCCGGGGCCGCCGGAATTGACTCCCTTTTTGAATAGGAAAACATTGTGACAGTGCTGGATGTCAAAACCCTCAAGCCAACCGCCAACGAAGTGCTGCTGGACGCGATCAGGAATGATGCGTCCCCGGATTACATCGCCCGTATCCCCTCCGCCACACAGGCCGGAATTCAGGCCACCCTGCAGGCGCTGCAGACCTACCGTCCGCAGCAGAACGAGTTCATCGACGCCCTGGTCAACAAGGTCGCGCTAAGCATTCTCCGTTCCCATTCGTGGACGAACCCGCTCGCGGAGTTCAAGCGCGGCCTGCTGACCGGCGGCGACACCATTGAGGAAATCATGGTGGGACTCATCAAGGCCAAGACCTACGACCCCTCCCGGGACGCACTGGAACAGGAACTGTTCGGCACCGCCCCGATCGAGGTCCAGACCAACTACCACCGCGTCAACCGCCGGGACAAGTACAAGGTCACGATCAACCAGCCGCTACTCATGAACGCGTTCAACCAGCCCCAGGGACTGTCGAATTTCGCGTCGCAGATCATGGCGGCACCGGGCACCTCGGACCAGTGGGACGAGTTCCTGACCATGTGCCGGCTGTTCGCAGAGTACGAGCGGAACGGTGGCTACCACAAGGTCAAAATCCGGGACATCACGAACCCGGACTCCCCCACCCTCGCCGCGGACACCAAGTCCGTGCTGACGCGTATCCGGTCCATGGCCGGCACGCTCAAGTTCATCTCCACCGCGTACAACGCCGCCCGGATGCCCGTCAGTGCGCGCCCGGATGAACTGATCCTGTTCGTCACCCCGGACTTCAACGCCGTCCTGGACGTGGAAGCCCTCGCCGCGGCGTTCAACATCGACCGCGCCCTGGTGCCCTCCCGGATCATCGAAATCCCCAAGGAACAGTTCGGCATCGACAACGTCGAAGCGATCCTCACCACGAAAGACTTTTTCGTGGTCGCGGACCAGCTGTTCGAAACGGCGTCCCAGTGGAACCCCGCCAGCCTGCAGAACAACTACTGGCTGCACCGCTGGCAGGTCATCTCCGCCAGCCGGTTCGTGCCGGCCATCGCGTTCACCGTCGATGAGGGCGACGAAATCATCAAGCTCAACCCGCCCGTCACCGCGCTGGAGGCCATTACCGTGACCGCAACCGACGGCACCACCGTGACCGGTGTGCTTCGCGGCGAACGCTACCAGGTCAACACCGCCACCGTCACCGACGGCAACAGCGACGGCATCCGGTACTACCTGACCGGCAACACGTCCCCGCGGACCTACATTTCCCAGACGGGTGTGCTCACCGTCGGCGGCGACGAGGGCGGAACGCTGGTTATCAACGCCGTGTCGACGTGGCTGGACCCGGAGAACATCATGCGCGACGGTGCCCGCCAGTCCGTCACTCTCGCCGTTACCGGCACCGTGGTGCTGGATGCGTGGCCGGCAGTGGACAACCCCGACACCATCGTTGATGATGCGTCCAACGTCGTCACCGGAATCACGATCCAGGGTGTTGCCGTGTCGCCGGCGTTCGACCCCGACGTGTTCACCTACACCGCGAACGTTGACACGCTCCCGGTGGATGAGGATGACGTCGTGGTTACCACGGACGGTATCGACGCGGGCGACATCGCGGTCACGGTGGATGGTAACACTGTGACTGTTGAGGCTGCCGGGGCTGCCGGTGATCCCGTGTACACTGTTACCGTGAGCTAAGTCCCCCAAACGACCAGCACACAGGGCATGTGGCGCCCTTAGTGAGAGCCCCCACCAGTGACCAGGTGGGGGCTCTCGCCCTTTAACAAGCCGGGAGCCCCGGCAGGCATTTACAAAGAAATCGTTACAAACTAATTCATTAATCAAATTGACAGTGATAAATGAGACGATTAGAATGATTTTAAGAAATAAACCCAACCCAAGGAGCGTCACATGGAATTCACCAACGAAGAGCTAGCCCTGATCTGTAGAGCACTCAACACGTACAAGCCGTCCATGAAATACAACTCATTCGATGAGATTGTGGAAGAAATCAAGACGGCCGAAAACCTCGCGGCCCGTATCTACAAGGAAAGGCTTCGCCTCCAGTGAGCAATCAGCTACAGCAAACACCCACCACAACACCGGGCTTCGGGTACGGCTTCAATTACGCCGTGTGGTCTGCCGGCACGACCGTGACCCTGGCGAACGTGAACTGGGATTCGACGTACCGTGATGTGTGGATGGGCAGCCCGGCCGAGCTGGATGACTATATCCTCAACGGTTCCGGACCGGTCATTACCACGACGGGGATGACCTACGCGGCAATGGGCCGGCCCATACACCTGGACATCCCGTTTGAGCGGGCCAACACGTTCAACTACCTCCGCGCGTACAACCCGGCCCAGCCGGTAGATCCCAGTGTTGGGGGCGCGGATACGGGCCGAGCGTATTACTACTTCATCCAGCAGGTGGAGTATGTGGCACCGAACACCACGCGGCTCATCATCCAGCTGGACGCGTGGCAGACGTTCATTTACGGGGCAGTGTTCGGGAACTGCTACATTGAGCGGGGCCATGTCGGCATCGCCAACGTCAAGCGGAACAACAACTACGGACGCGACTACCTCACCCAGCCCGAAGGGCTCGACATCGGCGGGGAATACCACATCGTGGACCAGTGGAAACGCCACATCGCCTCTGCCAAGAATCTCCCCGGCCACTCCGATCCCAACTACGCGATCATGGTCACGTCCACCACCAGCCTTACCGAGGACCCCGGCACGGTGGACGACCCCAACCTGACCTCCGCGACCGGTTCGACGTTTGAGAACCTGCCCAACGGGGCATCGAACTACCTGTTCGAAACCCTGTCCGACTTCAAAGACTTCATGTTCATGTTCGCCTCAAAGCCGTGGGTCACCCAGGGCATCGTGAGCATTACGGCGATCCCGAACGACCCCGGCTACGGGCTCATGTACGACGAACACACCGTCGGGACGCTCACGATCAAAGAGCTCAAGGGGGACATGTTCAACACCCACTTTGAAGCCCTCAAAAACAACTGGCGCGAATACCTGGTGGACAACTTCATCGTTCCCCGCTACCAGCACCTGGACAAGTTCAAGGTCTACCCCTACACCGTCCTGGAAATGACCAGCTACACCGGAACCCCTTTGCTCATCAAACCCGAATCGTGGGCGAACCCCAACGCCATCGTCGTCGAACTCCCGCACCTGGCACCCCCGGCGGCACGTATCATGTTCGCCCCGTACCGGTACAACGCCGCCGGCGCGTTCGACCCCACGTTCGCTGACGCGTTCGACAGTGACGGGGTGTTCCATGACGACGGGGAGTTCCTGGACATGGCCTGCGGGATTATGAACCTCCCCACGTTCTCGCTGGTGAACAACGGGTACATGATGTTCGCTGCATCCAACGCGCACGGCATCGCGTTCCAGCACTCCGCCGCCGACTGGGCACAGCAGCGCGCCCTGGCCGGCAACGACGTTCAGTACGGGCAGGCACAGCAGGGCATCAACACCTCCATGAACGTCAACCGTGTCGGCGTCTCCGCAGCACAACAGTCCACCAGTATTGCCAACGACGCACAGGCTGCCCACATGATGCTCAACGGTATCGCCGGAACCGCCAAGGGAGCCATCACCGGTGCAGCCGGCGGCGGGGCAGGCGGTGCAGCCGCCGGTGCAGCCAACGGTGCCGGGAACTGGGCAGTGTCCGCCATCGGCACCGCGATCGACACCAACGCCCGCAACCAACAGCTTGGCGTCAGTAACGCCGCCAGTATCGGCGTCAACTCCCTGCAGAACCAGCAGGCCGGGTACGTCGCCGACACCAACAAAACCTATGGCGACTTCGCCGCCCGCGGCGACTACCAGAACACCATCGCCGGGATCAACGCCAAAATCCAGGACGCCAAGCTCATCCAGCCCACCACCTCCGGGCAGGTTGGCGGGGATGCGTTCAACCTCACGAACTACAAATGGGGCTACGACATCAAGGTTAAGATGCTCCAGCCCGCCGCCATGGCAAGTATTGGGGAATACTGGCTCCGGTACGGGTACGCCGTGAACCGGTTCGGGACCATGCCCGCCAATTTCATGGCGTGCGAGAAATTCACGTACTGGAAATTGCGGGAAACATATATCACGCATTCATCCTGCCCCGAGACGTTCAAACAAACGTTGCGTGGTATTTTTGAGAAAGGCGTCACCGTCTGGGCAAACCCCGACGACATCGGCACCATTGACATTGCGGACAATGCCCCGCTGGAAGGAATCAGCCTGTAATGATGGGCCGGGAGCCCCGGCAGGCAATTCGCCGCCGTAAGCGATATATTGTCAATAGTTCGCGGGTCTGGTTTCTCAGGCCATCAGAAATAACAGACTGGACATTCGATGAATACAAGGACTTTCTTAAAGGAAATGGGTACTACTGATGGCTAAGAACCAAGACCTTGTGTTCACCGAATTTTACGTACCCCATTTGAACGGCGGGCGGAAAAACAACATCGCCAACAACCGGCAGGCGATCACCGAACGCATGTACATGCGGATGCTCGCCGAAATGGCGGCGAACCGGTTCGAATGGAAGGGGCTCCCCGACTCCGTCGATGCCCGGTTCCTGGAGCTGAACTGCCTCACCTACCGGGGCTTGGCCGTGTTCTACTACGACGACGACGCCGGCAAGCACTTCGCCGTCCAGGGGAGCGGGGCAGGGGCCACTAACTTCCTCGACAACCCCGTCTCCTTCACCGTGATCGGTCCCGGCATCGGGGCCGGCAACGGCAAAACCCTCCAGGCACTCCCGCAACGCGGGGAGAACGGGGAGCGGTTCGAACCCGAATGCGTACCCATCTGGGCCAACTACATGCGCGGCACCGACTGGGACATCATCACCCTGTACGCGCACAAGCTTGCCAAGGTGGACCGGACCATCGAAATCACGATGGACAACATGCGGAAAACCAAAGTTGTTGCCGCCCCGGAATCCGAGCGGCTGTCCTACGTCAACATCCTCAAACAGATCAGCGAAGGGCAGGACGCTATTTTCGGCACCCGCGCGATGGCCGAACTCGGCGAATCCGTCACCGTCCTGGACCTTGGCGTGGACCCCCTCACCCTCCCCAACCTCCAAATCGGCAGGTCCAAACTGTGGTCCGAATGCATGGGTTTGCTCGGCATCAACAACGCCAACCAGGACAAAAAAGAACGCCTTGTCGCCGCCGAAGTCGGAGCCAACGACGAACAGGTCCAAGCCACCCGCAACATCGCGTTGAACGCACGCCAATTCGCGTGCGAAGCCATCAACCGCAGGTGGCCCGAACTCAACATCAGCGTAGACTTCCGAATGCCCCCGATTGATAACTCCCAATCAGTTGACGGCAAGCAGGACGATGCCGGGAAGGATGAGGACTGATGGCGACCTTCACTATCGAGCTTCGCCGCGTGCTGGAACTTGAGCCAACGATTCAGTCGGAAGTGCTGGCAGAGTACGACATTTTTGATGAGGAGCACCGGGCCACGCTGAACCGGAAGATCATCAACCACTTCTGGAACCGGGAAATCGGGCAGGAAACCATCAGCCTGTTCAAGCTCCAGTTGAAGCGTCGGCTGGATGAGATCATGCCGCTCTACAACCAGCACTACGAAATATCGGCGATCAAGTTCAACCAGCTCGAAACCGTGAGGGTGAAGAACGCCGGCAAACTGGCAGGCACATCAACGTCCACCGGGGACAGCTCCACCGAATCGGCATCCGGTGCCAAGTCCCGGGCCGTCGCCCAGGAGATGCCCCAAACGATGCTCTCCGGGACCGGGGATTATGCGACGCAGGCGCAGGACAACATTTCCGACACCACCGCCACCGGCAGCAGCACCGAAAACGGCAGTTCGGAGAATTCCAGTGTGTCCGATAATGTGACCACCGGTTTCCAGGGGAATGCCGCACTGATGCTTTTGCAGTACCGGCAGTCGTTGGTGAACGTCGATATGATGATTATTGAAGAACTGCAAAACCTTTTCATGCTGATTTGGGACAATGGCGATGAACTCGCCGGGAACGGAAACAATTATGGTTACTACGGCTACTGGGGTTTTCCCCTATAGGCTCCAGCCGCTGAACAACATTTCAGCGTTCACCTACCGCACCGGCGTCACCTACGCGGAAATGCTCGAAGAACTCCGCGTCTACATCAACGACACGATGCGGCCCGAATTCAACAGCGTGATTCTGTCCGTCCTCAACGACTTCCAGGCCGGCATCGAAAACGCCGAAACACGCGTCGTCCAGTCCGAAACCGAGTTCACCGCGCTCATGGACGATGCCCGCGCGTACGTGGATGCGTCCGTGCAGTTCATCAACAACAAAACCGGGCAAGCCCAAATCCAGCGCGTCACCCTCACCGCCCCCTACACGGTGACCATTGATCCGCTGTGGCCCAACAACCACCCCATTAACATCGTCCTCACGCAGGACGCCGCCGGCGGGCACGCCGTCACCTGGGACAGTGAGGACATCAACGGCAGCGTCAGTGTCTCCACCGCCCCGAACGCCGAAACCGACTTCTGGCTGGTCCCCGAAGGCGACGGGACATGGACCGCCGTGCAGTACGTCACCGCCGTCCAGCTCGCCGGCGAAGTCGCTACCATCAACACCGCGCTAGGCACCAAAGCCAACAGCAGCTCCCTCGCCACCAAAGCCGACAAAGCCACGACCATCACCACCTCGAAGCCGCTCTATGGCATCGCGGGAGTGATCCGCAACACGGGGGCCGGGTGGGACGTCATTAACGATGCGGGCCATGAACCCATCAACATCGATAATGTCGTCTCCGACGGCGACAAAATCACTATCAACTACGGTACCCTCGGTGCGTCCAAGGTCGGAACGTTCATCGTCACCCCCGACGAAAAGCTCAACGAACAGGGCTTCCAGGTCGGTGCCAGCGTCGGCCCGACCAGCACCAGCATCTACCTCTCCCGCTCCATCCCCTCCTACAGTGACTACGTGGCGTACACGTCCGGCGCATTCGTCTCCGCCAACGGGGTGTTCACCTGCACCTGGAACGCCACCGACGGATACCTCCAGGTCACCCACCCCACCATCATCGGCTCCGCGCTCAACGTCTCCCTCGCCGGCCGGCCCGGCACCGCGCTGAACTACACCCCCGTCGTCGCCGGTGACCTCACCACCGGCAGCACGTTCATTGCCATCGAATTCCGGGACGCCGCCGGCAACCAGGTCATGACACCCGACACCAACATGCGCGTCTTTGTTACCCACGGCGGCGGCTTCGTCCCCTCCGTGGACCCCTCCACCGTAACCACCGCCACCTACCCCAACAGCAACCTGTGGATTTACGCAGTCATGCAGGACTGATACAGTAGCCGTATTCAATTCGTTGTTGATCCGCCGAATCGAATCGCACATTACCGGAATCGCCCCGCTCTTACCGGCGGGGCTTTTTCGTGCGCTGTTAATATGGTGTCCATGCCTATTGAATACAACATCCGTTACGTTGAAGCGCTCGGCGATATGGTGCGCCTGCATTACACGGATGGGAAAAAGGTGCTCGCGTTCCCTGACGGGAAGGGCAGGTTCAAGCCAGGCACCGTGGACCCCGGCCCGCCACCGGAAACCTACACTCCCCCAACGCCACCCGACCCGGAGCTCCCGCCCTCGTCCGGGGACTGGGACCACCCGCTCCCCGGCGCCGTGTTCACCTCCGGGTTTGGGATGCGCACCGGCGGTTTCCACTACGGGATCGACCTGTCCACCACCACAGCACCCAGTGGCGGGAACGTCCACGCCCCCACCGACCTCGTCATAACCGTCGCCGTGGACGCGTTCGAGGGCGGCAACTGGTCCGGCGGCACCCACGTGAAAGGCCACACCCTGGACGGGGCCTATACTTTTGCGTTCTACCACATGGCTGATGAGTCGTTGGCTGTGTCCGTCGGCTCCACCATCACCAAAGGCACGGTACTGGGTGTGGAAGGTGCGACAGGGAACGTCACCGGCACCCACCTCCACTTCGAAATCTCCGTCGGCTCTCATGACAACCCATGGCCACCTCCCTACAACAACGGCGTCCAATTCGTAGACCCCTTGCCGATCCTGAGATCACACGGCGTCAACATATAATGAATTCATGAGCGCCACATCGACCGAGACAAAAATCCCTGCCGCCAAAGAATATACATGGTACAACTGGGACAAGATTTACAGTTTCAACGCCGGGTTTAATTTTATTGTTGGTGAGCGTGGTGTTGGTAAAACCTTTGGCTGGAAGAAAAAGGTCATTAAGGATGCCATCAACAAGGGCACCCAGTTCATGTACGTCCGCCGGTACAAAGAGGAGCTGAAAGTCTCGGCGCAGACGTTCTTTGACGATATCCAGGCCAAGGGGCTCTTTGCTGACTGGGACTTCCGGTCCTACGGGGCCAAGGCGCAGATGGCGCCGGTGGACACCCGCGACCAGAAACAGCGTCCCTGGAAAACCATCGGCCACTTCATCGCGCTCTCCACCATCCAGGGCATCAAGTCCGTTGCCTTCCCGCTGGTGACCAACATTGGCTTCGATGAGTTCATCCTCGAAAAGTCCATGACCCGGTACCTGCCCAACGAAACTTACGCTTTCAACAACCTGTATAAAACTGTGGACAGGGACCAGGACAAAACCAAGGTCTTTTTCATGGCGAACGCCGTGTCCATCATGAACCCCTATTTCCTCGAGTACGACATCAAACCCGAACAATGCGACGACCAGGGATTCGTCGTCAAAGGCAACGGTTTCCTTGTCGTGCATTTCGTCCGCAATGAGGAATTCCGGGGGCAGGTGTCCGATACCCGGTTCGGGCAGTTCATCGCCGACACCGAATACGCCGACTACGCGGTAGGGAATGAATTCGCGGACAACAACGACAACCTGCTCAACCTCAAAAACGCCAGTGCCCGGTACACGTACAGCATCGAAACGAAACAGGGCATCTTCTCCGTGTGGATCGACTGGGGCGACCAGAAATACTACATCCAGGAACGCCGCCCCAAACAGGAAATGCTTTTCACAATGCTCCCCGAAAAAATGACCGACGGGAAAACATTGCTTGCATATTCAGATAAGATTGTCCAAGTACTAAGGACCGCATTCCGCAACGGAAACGCCTACTTTGACACAGCAAAAACAAGAAACGCATTCATCGAAATATTCAAACGCTGACGCTGGGGAGCGACACAATGGCAGACACCGACACTGAGAAACGTTCTGTTGGACCAGTAACACTCGCCACCGGTGGAGCCGCCGCCGCGACCACCATCATTTGCTGGGTACTCTCACTGGCGGGTGTGGATGTTCCGGGCGAAGTCCAGGGCTCCATTACGGTACTGCTGGTGCTCGCCGCCGGCTACGCTGTCCGCCCCGCCAGCCGGGGGAGGTATGCAGCATGAGCCTCAACGGCTTCCGCCAGCTCTTCCGCGAACCCTGGATGATTAACGCCGCGCAAATCCTCCAGTACCTGGTGGCCGTGCTCGCCGGTTTCATGGCTGCCCTCGGTGTCGCGAACCCACAGTTCCTGGCCCAGACCGTCTCCGCGCCCGTGATTGTCGGCGTCGGTGTCACGTTGATTATTGGTGGTGCCATCGGTGCCCTGTCAGTGTCCCGTGGTATGTGGTGGCTTGAGCGCATCGCCTTATGGATTGTCGGCGTCGGTCTCGGTGCCCTGCTCATCCCCGCCACCTACTACGCGTTCAACGGCCGCTCCCCCGCGATCTGGCTTGTCCTGTTCCTCGTCGTCTACTCGCTCTGTGACGTGTTCAAACGCTACCGCCGCATCGACTGGGCTTACCTCGATCCTGCAAAGTGAGGTGGACATGTCCCCGGAACTGCTCATAGCAATCCTTGGCACCGGCGGGCTCGCTGCCATCATCCCCAAAATCGTGGACGGCATCCGCGCGTATCAGACCGGTCGCGCCGAACAGGAAAAACAGGAAAACCGGTCCGCGCTCTCCCGGCTCGCCAACGCCGAAGAACGTGCCGACAGTGAAGCGAACTTCCGCCGCCGCATCGAAGAATGGGCCGGCGGGCTCGTGTACATGCTCAAACAAATCGGCGTCCCTGAGAACGGCATCCCACCCAAGCCGGAGCGTAAGGAACGGGTGTCATCATGATCATCACCCGCGTTATCGAGCTCCACCAGTGTGAGGATTGCGCCACCCTCACCGAACACCCCACACACTGCGAAAGGCACCAACGTTGAACATCATCGAAACCTTTACAGCTAAAGGTTATACACCGGCCGCGTACGTGGCCGGCACGTTCGGGCAGCCGCGCACCCTGGACGGCATTGTCATCCACCACTGGGGAGCCCCCGGGCAGACACACGATGGAGTCGTGAATTTCTTCGTCAACGGCCCCGGCACCACCAGCGCACACTTCGTCGCCAGCGCCGGCAAGGTACATTGCCTTGTCTCCCCCGACGACGCTGCATGGCACTCCGGCAACCCCATCGGGAATGCGACCACCATCGGCATCGAATGCCGGCCCGAAGCCACCGACGCCGATTACCACACAGTGGCAGAGCTCGTGGCATGGCTCCGCGACACCTACAGCGCCCCGCTGCCGCTCTCCGCGCACCGGGAATGGCAGAACACCGCCTGCCCCGGCGTCTGGGACCTTGCCCGCGTCGATAGACTGGCATCAACAGCAACACCCACCACACCGGCAACAACACTAGGGGACCCCTTGGCAAAGCTCACCGACAAAGAACAGCAGGAACTACTCGCTGCCGTCCGCGAAATACGCGCCAACGTCAAAGACATCAACACCGACACCGGCACCGGAAAACTCTCCCTCCGCCAGGCCATCGCCAACATCCGCAAAAAGGTAGGTGCCAACTAATGGCCGGCGAAACCGTCACCTGGACCATCAGCGGCACCGGCGACGGTCCCGAAGACTTCCCCTACAACGGCGAACCCGTACCCGGGCCGGCTGGACCGCAGGGAGCTACCGGGCCGAAGGGTGACAAAGGCGACAAAGGCGACCGCGGGAAGCCCGGGCTCTCCATCAAAGGCGACAAAGGCGACAAAGGCGACAAAGGTGACAAGGGCGACACCGGCAACACCGGCGCGCCCGGTTCCAACGTGGTCCCGACCGATCAGGCCGTTGCCGGGAACATCAACACCCCCACCACACTAACCCGCACCGCGCTGAACACCGCGTTCGCCACCAAAACCGAACTGAACAGCGCCGGCCTGAAAGTCGTGAACCACGGCTCCAATGCCGCGACCGCCCGGCCCACCACCACGGCCCCCGTCCTGTGGATCGGCACCGTCACCCCGACCAACCGGATCAACGGGGACACCTATTTCCTGGTCTCCGCAGCCCCGGCCCCGTTCAACCCCGCCACGCTCAGCCCCTACATGTGGTTCGACTCCCAGAGCCTTGCCACCGGTGCCCTCAGCACCTGGTCCGACCTGTCCGGGAACACCCGGCACCTGTCCGTGCTTGGCGGGTCCGGCGCCGTCGTCACCGACGCCGCCCTCAACGGCAAACGCGCCGCCGTGTTCGGTGGATCCACGTGGTACGAATCTGCCGCGCTCACCGGTTTTTCCGGCTCCGATGTCACCGTCGTACTCGTCGGGCAGGCGAACACCGGGGATGAATACTTCCTCGGTGGGCAGGACAACACCAACCGGTTCGAGCTCGGTCACAACGGCACCACCCCGCCCAAGTGGTTCGCAGCCCGCGAAGCGGTGCAGCGGCAGTCCGCCAGCGACTCCGACAACCTGCCGCACCTGTTCTATCTCACCATGACCGCCGCCGGTGCCGTCACCCTGCAACTCGGCGCCACCACCGTCATCACCGACACCGCCTCGGCCACATCGGCTCTCAACACCCTCATCGTCGGCGCGCGCCGCCGCACCGGCACCCCGGACCCTGCAACAGCACTCAACGGTGCCATCGGTGAAATGCTGATCTTCAAACGAGTCCTGACCAGCACCGAAAAAACCAACCTCAACAACCACCTGACCACCAAGTGGGGTCTGTAGGATGGCAGTCACCGCGGCAGGCACCGGCTACAGCCGCACCGTCTACACCACCAGCGCCGGCGAAACCGGCGTCAAATGGGTGCCCGACGGGGTGCAGGCCGGCGCTCCCCTGCTTATGTACTGCCACGGCAACCCCGGCATCGTCCAGGACTCCGCAGACCAGGAATTCCAATACACCGCGTTCACCGAAATCCGTGAATGGTGCCTGGACCGCGGCTGGGTCATGGGTGAAGCCCATGCCGGCGGTTCATCCTGGGGCAACGACACAGCCCGCAACGGATACCGGGCACTGTACAACGACCTCGCCGCCCAAATCGGCGGTATCGGCCCCATCGTCATCATCGGCCGATCCATGGGCGGTCTCGTCGGGGCATACCTGGCAACCCTGGACCCTGTTATAGCACCCAAAACCCTAGGTTTCATGTGCCTCTCCGGCACCCTGGACCTGGCCTACCGGTATTCCATCGCCACCGGGGACAACAAAACACTCATTGAAGCAGCCTACGGCGGAGCGAACACGCAGGCCGCGTTCAACGCCGCATCAGCCGGGCACGACCCCATGCTGTTCCCCGCCGGCACCTGGACCGGACGGAACGCCATCCAGCAATACGCCACCGGGGATGTCGTCGTGGACGATGTTCCCAACGCGCTGGCGTGGCTCGACAAATACGGGCCAGAGCTTGCCATCAAAATGGTGCAGGAAACCGCCGGCGGGGACCACAACTCATCCACCGACAACCCCGCCCAGCGCGACGCTTCCCTGAGCTTCCTGGGCACCATCTGGACACCGCCCGCACCACCAGCCCCCACCGTCGCGTACCTCGTCCACGAAATGTACTACGTCGGCACCGGCGGCACCCTCTACACCATGACCCCCGCCTAACCCGCACCACACCAGCGCCGCCCGGGACATACGACCGGGCGGCGCTTTTTCGTTCACTGATAAATGAGTCGTTACGTATGGTTGCATTTATAAATGGATGGATGTAGTCTTGGGGTATAGCCACACAAACTAAGGGGACACAGTGAACACCGCAGACCGCATTTACAACGACCACGCAACCGGCAACGCCACACCCCGCACCGACCGCGACAACGTAGCATCCGACTGGGACGGCTACACACCCCTGCCGCACCTTACAGTCGCCGCAGCCATCGCATGCGGCCCCTACCCCATCAGCGGCGACAAGCGGCTCAACAACCGGCCGTGGCGACCATGATCGGCTGGATCATCTACGCCATCGTGTTTGCCGGCGTCGTAACGAGTGGCATCTACGCCATCGACGCCGGCACCACCGCAGAACAGCCGCCCATCGGGCGGCACCGGAAAGGATACTGACCACCATGGAGACCCTGGACGCCACAGCCCACGTACAACAGCTTGAATACACCTACCAGGCCATATGCCCGACCTGCCACTGGAAATCCATCCCGGGGCTCATGCGGCACCGGATGCAGGCACTTGCAGACCAGCACAACGCCCTGTGGCACGGTGGATCGGAGTGCGGGCTGTGAAACTGTCAGACCGTCAGCAAGCATTCCTCAACGAAGCAAACCACCTGGGCATCGAAACAAGCATCGTAGAGCTGCCAGGAGAGGTCATTCTCCTGCTCAAAGAGCCTGCCGAATATGCACCCGCCGAGATCGCCATACGGGCCATACCCGGAGCCCCTGGACGCCACATCAACAGTGCACGGTTCTACACGTACCACCGCAAAGCCCACGACATCAACCTCAAAGATGCCGGCTACACGATGCTTGAATGGGCAGGACGATAGCCTACACTCACACCGTGGCCCTGTACGATGAAGTGCAGGGCCACACTCATATACACCATATGTAATATATGCGTAATGTATTGACAGTAATTCGATTGATAGTAACCAATCACTAAACAAAAGGATGGATGTAATAATGTGTAACAATGTGCTGATAGGGCTTGACAAATGCCTTACAGAACATGGGGAATTTGAGTTATATTTGTAGCAAAGGCACC